AAGACTACAAGTGCAAACTCAGGTGCAAACCTTATTGCTAAACTTTACAGCACATCAAGTGCAAGTTTCTCAACAATATCAAGTCCACTGCACGCCAACCACCACACAGCGATCTTCAACCTAGATCCAGCGAACGGTGGAACAGGTTTATCAGTAGGTGACTTATATGTACAGTTCAACATCACAGAGGAGTCAATGACATCGGGTGATTCAACAGATTCTACTCCAAATGTTGGTGACTTCCAGTTCTTCAGATACGAAGGTGGTGCAACTACTATCACAAGTAATGAAACTTCACCAAGTTTTACAAGTTCAGAGACTTTCATTATTCAAGAATCAGTCAAAAACAGTGGTTCTTTAGCGGCGGCTAAGACTGTAACACTAGGCGGAACAACAGCAGATGACTTTGTCGCGGCGGTAAGTGCGGCGAACTTGACAAACGTGACTGCAACTAAATTAAGCACAGGTGCAATCCAGATGTCACACAAACTAGGCGGAGACTTTAGAATGTTTGACACACTAGGAACTCCGTTGGCAGATGCTGGTTTCAGCCAGGCAACTGCACACAGTTATGGAACATTCACTGCGAACAGTTCAACATTGATTGACAACTTGTATGATATTCCAACAGGTGACACAATTGACTCGAGTGCTAACACAGGTATACTAGCAAGTAACTGGAAGAGATTAAGTTACACTGCGTCAACAAGTGCTCCGACACAGGAACCAGCGGATGGTACATTATGGTATGACACTTCTACAGACGAAGCGGACATAATGGTACACAACGGAACAACCTGGAAAGGTTACCTACAAGTTTACGCTACAACAGATCCAAATGGTCCACAGTTTTCAGCAACTGCACCAACTACACAATCAGATGGTACTGCACTTGTGAACAATGACTTATGGATTGACACTAGTGACTTAGAAAACTATCCAAAACTTTACAAATACAACACAGCGGCTACTTTGAGTTCGACCAACACAGCGAACCAAGTTGCGGTTACTACAACAGGAGCGGCTTGGGAACTAGTTGACAAAGCAGACCAAACAACTGAGGATGGAATCGTTTTTGCAGATGCAAGATTACA